CTAGTTGGCACGTTTCTTGGCACGGCCGGCGGGCGGGTCACCGAGTGCCGCCCGAACCGCATCCCACTGCGTGGGCGCCAGGTGCGCGTAGCGCTCCGTCGTCTTCACGGACTCGTGCCCCAGAAGGTTCTTCAGTTCGTAGATCGAGACGCCGTCCTGCACCAGCCATGAGGCGTAGGTGTGCCTGAGATCGTGGATACGTGCGGGGGCGATGGGCTCCTGGCCACGCTTCGTGCGGACGACACTCGCGAGCGCGAACGCGTCGTTCCATCGTGACCGTAGATGCTTCTCCCCCAGCGGCCCGTGGCCGCGGCGGGCCGGCAGCACCAGCCCGGACCGCGCGCGCACCTCTCGGTGGTACTCGACGTCCGGCGGCGATCCGGGACCTCGACCGCGCAGCTCCTTCTCGAGCAACTCCGCGAGGGAGCGGGATATCGGGACCGTCCGTTGCTGCCACGACTTCGGGGGCTTCATGGATCCGCCGACCGGATCCCATGACCGCGCGACGTGAATCGTTCGGCGCGACAGGTCGACGGATTCCCAGTGCAATCCGAGAGCCTCCCCGAGACGCAGCCCCGTTCCGACGAGTAGCTCGACAACGAGCCGATCGGCGTTGTCGAGTACCCCGGCCAGGTCAGCGACTTCATCGCGAGTGAGGTATCGATCGACGTTCTTGCCGCCCTTCGGGAGCTTCACCCCCTTGGCCGGGTTCGACGGGATCATGCGCGCGAACTCGGCAGCGCGGAGCGATGACGAGAGCAGGTGGAAGCACTTCTGAACCGATGACGCGGACAGCCCTGCGTCCTCGAGTTCGCGGAGCCACACCTGGATGCCGTGCCCCGTGATCTTGTTCAGCTTGACGTCGCCCCACTTCGGGTCCACATGCTTTGCGAGTCGGCCACGATCGCGTCCTGCGGTGCCAGCTGCGACTCGCCTGCCGGCTTCCCAGTGTGGCTTCCACTCGCCCCACGTCATCCGGGCCGCCTCGGCACTCGTGGGCTCGATGCGCTCGGAATCCTCGGCGGCCTGCGCCTTGCCGAGTGCCATCTTCTGGTTGGGCCAGCTGCCGGCGGACCGGTGACGGCCGGCGCTGTCGACGTAGCGCGCCTGCCACTTGCCGGATGGGAGTTGTCTCACCGATGCCACGTCGTCCCCCTGTCTACTACGGCGCGTCGTTTGCCAGATGCTGGCGGTTGGTCTGGTTTCCCTTTATCATTCGAATACTTGTTCGAACGGGGAGGATCTACATGGCAGTACCGGACATTGACGAAGTCGTCACCGAGGCGAACACGCTCCGCGTCCGCGCGTCAGCTCTCCTCGGCACCCTGCGCCGACTGGGCTGCGTCGAGCAGCACGCCGGGGTCGACGTCCAGGACCTTGCAGATCGCGAATAGCTGAACGACGTCGACAGTCCTCTTCCCCGACTCGAGACGAACGATCGTTGTGTGCGAGATTCCGGACTGGTCCGCCAGCTCGTTCTGTGTAATACCCCGGCGCGCACGTGCGGCGCGTATCTCATTGCCGATGGCGTTACGAATGGCATCGCGGGTCGTATCCGTGTCCATGCGTTACAACATATGTCCATATGGACACAAGGGCAATCCCTTTGGGCGAACCTACCTCCCGTTCGGGCAAACGATACGCTTGTGATTTACCCTTGCAATTTGCCCGTTTGGGCAATAGAGTTGTCCGTATGGACAAGCTCAGCACCCGGATAGCGGAAGCAGTCCAAGCCGCTATCGATCAGGCCGGGGAGAACCTCCACTCGGTCGCGGTCAAGACCGGGATCCCAAGGACCACTCTAGGACACCGACTCAAGGCCACTCGACCTTTCGACGTCGACCAACTCGCCCTCATCGCCAACGCGCTCAATCGAGAAGTCAGCGAGTTCCTGCCGGAACGGGACGTGGGTTCGAAATGACTAGCGGCAGCCCGTGGATGACGGTCAAGGAGGCTGGCGAGTACATGCGCCGCCACCCGCAGACCGTCCTGCACCTTCTCCACACCGAACAGCTCGTCGGATTCCAGGCCGCCGGACGAAACGGCTCCTGGCGCATTCATCGCGACGATATCGACGAGTTCATGCGAAACCCTAAGGCGCGCAAGCGTCGACGTCTGCGCACAGCTTAGACACTCCCCTGGCCTGACCTAGGCCGCTCCCGCATCACATCTTCACCCCACGCTCCCACGTGGGGCGCCCTTTCACACCTTCATAGCGTGATGTTTCGCCTGGTGAGCGCGTCAGCTCATACACCTGCCACTGGTTTCAAGGTGCCGAACCCGTTGTATTCCATGCGGCGGAGACAACTCTGACGACCGATGCCACCAGGCCATTCCCGCCTCCTCGTTCGTGGGGCGGATGAAACGAGAAGGCCGCCAGCAGGTACCAGCTGCCGGCGGCCGATGTCCAACCAAACACCCAGAAGGAGGTAGACGTGTCAGATGCTACTGCACAACTCGTCCCCTTCCAGTACGAGAACGAGCGCGTACGTGTGCTCGACATCGACGGCGAACCCTGGTTCGTCCTGACCGATCTGTGTCGAGTCCTCGGACTCGGAACACCCTCCCGCGTCCGAGATCGACTGGCGGAGGGGGTGAGTCAGACTCACACCCTTCAGACCGCGGGTGGTCCGCAGCAGATGATCCTCGTGTCGGAGCCCGGAATGTACGAGGTCGTGATCCGCTCGGACAAGCCGGAGGCCACGCGGTTCCGGCGATGGATCACCGCAGAGGTGCTGCCGACCATCCGCCGCACCGGCGCCTACGGGACGCCGGCACTCACCGGTTCAGAGCTGATGGCTCGCGCGCTCGTCGAAGCCAAGCAGGTCCTCGCGGCGAAGGACGCGACGATCGCGGAGCTCGCACCGAAGGCCGCGTACGTCGACGAGTTCGTCGCCGACGAAGACCTGGTCCAGTTCCGCACCCTCGCGAACCAGCTGCAGATCGGCGAGGCCGCGCTCCGCGAGACGCTGATCGACCACCGCTGGATCTACCGGGTCACCGGTAGCCGCTGGTCGAACTCGAAGGGCCGCAAGGAAACGGTCCACCAGTACCGGGCCTACTCGGACAAGAAGTACTACTTCCGGTTGCGGCCGCTGCACAAGGCGCCGCGTGTGAACGGCGAGGTGCAGCAGACGCTGCTGCTGACCCCGGCCGGCGCCGAGGCTGTCGCCCGGAATCTGTCCCGATGGAACGAGGATGCGGCATGAGTTGCATGGATGAGACTGCCGCCCGGCGCCTCCGAGCTGCAGAAGAGATTCTCGCCGCGGACCGTGCGTGTGCTCGGGTACCCGAGCCGTCTGGTCCGCAGGTGCTCCCGATCGGCGCGGAGGCCGTAGCAATCCTCGGCGCACCGGTTGGTGCACTGCCGGCGCTGCTGATTCTGTCCCACGCCGAGGCGCGCGCCCTGGCCGCCGACATCACTGCGGCGACCACCTAGTCCACCGGTGGTGGCGGGCCCCCGACTGGGGTTCCTGTTCGCGGTCCAGATGGCCGCACCCGCCTGCCACCACCGGCCCCACTTCTTTCGACGCGAAACCCCCTGGATGGGTTGCCGCGCAGATGACTACACCCTGTGGAGGGTTCATGACGATCCAAGAGCTGTACGCCCGTATGGGCGTCGACTATCCGCCGACCGGCCGCGGCTGCCACCGCGACGGCATCCCCGTCTCGGTGTTCCAGGCGTTCCTGCTCGCCGAGGTGATGGCATGACCGACGTCGATCACAGCAAGTTCTGGCCGGATCACATTGCGGCGCAGCAGCACGACGACGACCGGATCCTGGAGACGGCCGACGAGTTCCGGTGCGACTGCCGACGTCACGCGTGGACGACGCTCCTCGTCTGGTGCTGCGTGATCGGTGTGGTCGCGATGTTCGCCGCGATCGGCTGGGGTGCGCCATGACGGAGCACGTGCACAGCTTCGAGTGCACCAAGTCGGGCGGGCCGTGCAATTCGATGGGCGCCCGCTGCAACGCACCTCACCCCGATCGCCAAGACCTCAAGTGCGCTCGCCTCGACGGACATGTCGGCGACCACGACTCATTCGGGCTCGCGATGAAGCGCGTCCACTGGAACTGAAGGACACACCCATGACTACTGCATCGTTCATCCTGACCCGCCGCGACTTGATCCGCGGCCTGACCACCGCGCTGACGTTCGCCGGCAAGGACAACACCCTGCCGATGCTGTGCGGTGTGGAGCTCGCGATCCACAAGGGCAAGCTCATCCTGGCTGCGACGGACCGTTTCCGTGTCGGTCTCGTCAAGCTGGCCCCGCCCCATCTCGAAGGCGCTGACGGGCGTATCGGCTTCGTCGAGCGCGCCGCGGCCTCGCGGATCCTGAAGCTGATCGGCGGAGGCACTGCTCGCAGCAAGCTGCTCGAGGTGGTCGTCACGATCACTGATCGCGAGCTGACAGTGGACTCGCCAGGCGAGGCGAAGCTGACGGTCCCGCTGAAGGACGCTGACTTCCCCCGCTACCGACACCTCCTGCAGGAGGGACTCGCCCGCGAAGGATCGGTCGAGAGCTGGAACGCGAACATGGCCTACCTCGCGGATTTCAAGGCCGCGGTGTGGAACTCGCACGATCACGTGACCGTCCGGGCTTCCGATGCAGGCAGGCCGATCGTCGTAGTGATCGGCGACTACTTCGTCGGACTGCAGATGCCAGTGCGCCCCGATCACTGCACGGCGTACGCAGACAAGGCGCAACTGTGGCTCGACTTCCTCGCCGAGCCCGAGCCGAAGCCCGCCCGGAAGCGTGCGGCCGCCAAGGCTCCCGCGAAGACCTCGGCGCGGAAGGCGCCGGCCAAGTCCGCGGCCCGCAAGCCTGCAGCGAAGAAGACGCCCATCAAGCGCGCGCCGGCCAAGCGCGCCAAGGCGGCATCGTGACCGCCCCCGTCGATCCGCCCGAGCCGATCCAGTGGCGAGGCGACCTGGATCCCTGCCTGAGCTGGGATGCCGCGGACCGGGCCCGCGACGCACAGATCGCTGACCAACTGGAGGGCCGATGAAGCTCCGGATACCGCCGTGGGCGAAGTGGTGGTGCCGACGCTGCCAACTCCTGCGGCACGGCCCGTGCACCGCGCTGTGCCCGGCGCCGGACCTGCGGACGCTCCGCGAACGGCGGCTGTCGTTCGAAGCGTTCGAGCGGCAGTGCGCGCTGGAGGTGGCGGCATGAGGTTGTCCACCGCCCGCCGGAAGCTCGGCGCCCCGGTCGCCTACTCGAGCCCGGCGACCCGGGAAGTCACCGAGTTCGGCGTCATCGCGAGCGTCGACGAGAAGTGGATCCACGTCCGCTACTCCGGCTCGCTCACGCCGATCAAGACCCACCCCGCGAATCTGCAGTTGAGGAGAACGAAATGAAGACGTACACACTCGCCGGTGGCCACAAGAGCGACCGCGACCTGATCATCGTCGACATCGAGACGACGAGCCTCGACACCGAGAAGGCGCTCGTGCTCGAAGTCGCCGCGATCAACATGACCACCGGCGAGGAACTGCACTTCGTCCCCGCGCTGCCGTCCGGCTGGGCGACGCACGCGGACCCGGCTGCGCTGGCTGTCAATCGCTACTTCGAGCGTCGTCTGTTTGACGAGGAACTCGGCAAGGACGTGACTCACGCCCGTTACGCGGAACTGGTCGAGATGCTGCAGGGCAACACGTTCGGCGGCTCGAACCCGCGATTCGACGCAGCGATACTCGATCGAGTTCTCGCCGGGTACAACCTCGCGACGCCGTGGCATCACCGCCTCGCTGACGTCGCGGCCTACGTGGCCGGCGCTCTCGGCCTCCCACCAACCGATCTGCCGGGGCTCGATCGGTGCTGCGGACTGCTGAGTGTCATTAACAGCGATCCGCATTCGGCACTCGGGGATGCCCGCGCAACGGCCGAGTGCTTCCGTCGTGTCGCGCCGGGGCTCGCGGCGGCAAGCGAAGGCGGTGCGGAATGAGCAGCCCTACCTTGGTCGAACTCCCGGACCTCCTGCAGGGGACGGACGAGTGGCACGCCCAGCGCCGCGGCATCGTCACAGCGTCGGTCGTCGGCAATCTGATCACCACCCGGTCGCTGTCGGCGATCGACTACGACTGCCCCGCCTGTGAAGCGCCCGCGAACGATCCGTGCCGAAGCAAGATGAAGGCCGGCGCCACGATCAAGACGCTGCACCCCGAGCGCGCCGAGGCCGCACGCCGAGGCAGCTCGAGCATCGTGTTCGAGGCCGCCAGGAACGACACCGCCCGCAGCGTCACAGCGCATCTCGTCGCGGAACGCATCACCAACTGGACCGACCCGACGTATATCAGCGACGACATGCTGCGTGGCATCGAGGACGAACCCCGGGCCCGCGACATCTACAGCGAGCACTTCGCGCCCGTACGGGAGATCGGGATGATGATCCGCGACGACAACGGCGTCCGGATCGGCTACTCGCCCGACGGCCTAGTCGGCGACGACGGACTGATCGAGATCAAGTCCCGCCGACAGAAGAAGCAGGTCGAGACCGTCATCTCCGGTCACCCGCCGGCCGAGAACATGGCGCAGTTGCAGTGCGGGCTGCTGGTGTCCGGACGCAAGTGGATCGACTACATCAGCTACTCCGGCGGCATGCACCTGTGGGTGAAGCGCGTCTACCCGGATCAGCGGTGGTTCGACGCGATCACCGCCGCGGTCGCAGCCTTCGAGGCGAACGCCGCGGAGATGATCCGCCTCTACCAGGAGTCGGTCGTCGGATTCCCCCTCACGGAACGAATCATCGAGATGGAAATGGTGGTCTGACTGTGGATATCAAGACAGCGCGAGCCGCAATCGAGGCCATCCTCGCGTCGATCCCCGACGAGGAACTGCCTGAGTTCGATCGAGTCGAGTACGGCCGCGATGGAATGCCGACCGTCTGGTGGGGCGGAACCGGTCGATGCCTTGGAAGTGCCAAGCGTAACGGCAGGCGCGACCCCCTGGTCTACCGAACAAACGGGACCTGGGGCGCCATCGAAGCCGAGATGACCTACCGCGCGGACAAGCGACTTCACGACAACGGCGACGATCCACGCGGGATCCGCCTCGCAGAGAGGGAATCCTGACGATGGATCTCACAGAATCGATCGCACCGAGGTCTGACCAGCTCAACGCAGAAGACCTCCTCAGCGGCCCTCGCACCGTCACGGTCGAGAAGGTCACCAAAGGCTCGGCCGAGCAGCCGGTGAACGTCCACCTCGTGGAGTTCCCCGGCCGGCCGTTCCGCCCCAGTAAGACGGTGCGGCGCATCCTCGTCGCAGCGTGGGGCGCGGACGCGTCGGGCTACGCGGGTCGGCGGATGACCCTGTACCGCGACCCCGCGGTCAGGTTCGGCGGCCAGGACGTCGGCGGGATCCGCGTCAGCCACCTCTCCCACATCGACAAGCGCCTCACCTTGGCGCTCACCGTGACCCGGGGGCGGCGTGCACCGTACATCGTGGAGCCGATGCCCGCAGCGCCGCAAGCTGGTTCGGAGCCTGCGGTGAAGGTGGATGCGGACTCGCTGCTCGCCGCGGTCGAGCAGGCCCCCGACGTCGATGCCCTCCGGAAGTTGTGGAAGCAGGCCGCAGCCCTCGCCGACGACGACTGCGCCACCGTGCGCGCCGTCATCGACGGCCGCCTCGCAGACCTGAAGGAACCACAGTGAGCACCCGCGCACACCCGCGGTCGCAGATCGCTTGGGCGCCGAGCGTGAAGCACTCGATCGCCCGCAAACGCAAGATGGTGGCGGCCGGCGTCGGCACCCTCGTCGACGCCGGTCCGGTTCGGGCGCATGTCCTCGAGCTGATCGGCTTCGGCATGAACCCGCGGATGATCGCCTGGCAGGCCGGGGTGCCCGACACCACCGTGCGGTTCATCCGTGACGGCGTCCACCAGCAGACGCGGGTGTGGGTGGCCGAGCGGCTGACCCGGGTGCAGCCACTGCCGCACCCGAATCAGCGGACGGTCCTCACGATCGGTGCGTTGCGGCGCACCCGCGCGTTGCAGGCCCTCGGCTGGAGCGCGCGAGACATCGGCGACCGGATCGGCATGGAGGCGACCGCGCTCACCGCCATGCAACGCCGCACGCGGATCGACTACCGGACGTGGGCCCGGATCCGTGACGTCTACGACGCGCTCTCGGCAACTCCCGGCCCGTCGAATGCCTCGCGTGCGTACGCGGCCCGCAAGTGCTGGCTGAACCCGTTCGAGTGGGAGGGCTACGACATCGACGACCCGCGGGTGACACCACCCCGGTCCGCCCGCACCACGGCCGATCGCAGTGGTGCACGCGCGGACCGCCTCGAGCAGGTCGCCGATCTGACCGCCCAGGGCCTTTCCGCCGGCGCGATCGCAGACCAGCTCGGGGTGTCCGAGCGCCAGATCCAACGTGATCGGAGTGCCGCATGACCCGCCACCTCTCCGCTGCTGCCCTCGCCGTCGCTGTGACGGCGGCGGGGGTCGCAGCCGCCATCGCACTCGCGGCCGGCGAGATCGTCGGCCGCCTGGATCCGAGGAGGTGGCGATGACCGACACCTGCGAGCACTGTGGCCTGCCCGTCTACGTGATGTCCCGGCCGCGCGTGGCGCCGAAGCTCGTGCACCGCGGCACCCACCTCGCCGAATGCGCCACCGGTGGCACCACAGCAACCCGAAGGAGTGACTCATGACCATCGAGACCCCAATGACCCCGACCGTCGAAGACATGGAGTTCGCCCGCTACGGAGTCGCCCTCTCGAGCGTTGGCGAGGACGGCGACCACTACGTCGCGCTCGGGCATCCGCCGCTTCGCCGCTTCGTCGCCGCACTCAACGCCTACGAGCGCGAGGTGTGCGGGATGCTCGGCCTAAATGAGGTGACGGCCACCGGTCTCGGGCTGAAGGAGTTCGGCGCCGAGGTCACCCAGCGGTGGGCACAGTTCGAAGCGGGGACCGACCGCACCGACTACAGCTGGCGTCTCGAGTGGTGCGACGAGTCCGCGCCCGGTGCCGTTGCCGTCACCCGGTGGTGGGTCTGATGACCGACACGATCAACACGCTCGCTGATCCGGGCTCCGATCCCGCGCACGAGTGGCGCCGAGACGGTCGAGTCGCGGCTAAGACGATCCGCGTCACGACCTCGGTTCACGTCGACGACGTCCGCGACTGGGCCGAAAAGCACCTGCGGGCCGGGCACCACGGCATTGCGAACCTGCTGTTCGACGCAGCCGAGCGGCTATCCCTCGGAACGCATCCACTGATTTCAGCGGACGGCGACCAGCCGTGACCCAGCTCGACACGCTCCTGCCCGATTGCGTGCTTCCCGGGTGCCGGCAGCCCGTCGCCACGGTCGGTGAACCGTGCGACGGCTGCCGGGCCGCGTTCGGCGACATGCTGCAGCCCGCCGACAGCCCACTACTCACCGCCCACCAGATCGCGGCCCGCGACCGCACCGTCGAACACGCTTACGCGAGGAGAGGATTCGCATGAACCTGACGGCGCTGCAGTGCGCGGTCCTCGCCGAGCTGACCGACGCGCAGATCCTCGGTCTCGCGGACGCACCCGAGTACTGGATCTCGGGTATTCGCGACGGGCAAGGCGGCGGCACCGTCCGCGGCGAGTGGCCGGGCCGGGTGTTCCGGCAGACCTACCGCTGGGGCCTCGCAGTCACCGCGGAGGGCGACTACCTCAACGAGCGGAAGCTCAGCGATGCGGCGCACGCCGGAACGATCACCTGGAAGCGGATCCAGCTGTGGGCCGAGAGCCTGCCGGCCGAACTCCGGGCCGATGCACGCCGCGCACGCAACGCCGACGATTTCGAGCGCCGACGGGTCGTCGACACGCTCCTCGGGCGCACCCAGTACGTGAACCTCGACGCCGAGCTCGCGGAGCCGAAAGAGCTGACGCTGTGGTGATCCGCTGCCCGGTCTGCTGGCGCACCACCAAGACCCGTACCAACGGCGCCGTACGCCGACACAAGGACAAGGCCGGCCACGACTGGCCGATGAGCGGCTGCAGGTGCCCGAACGACAACGAGGAAGGAGGACGCAGCGATGGGTCTGCCCTGGATTCGGCTGGACACAACTACATTCGACCATCCGAAGATGCTGTACCTGGCCGATGAGAAGCAGCACCGCGCGATCGTGGTGCACCTCTCGGGGATGACCTACACCGGCAAGCACGGCCTCGACGGATTCATTCCTCGCGCCGCACTGAGAGTCATCGGCGGTCTGCCTAACGACGCGAAGAAGCTCGTCGAGGTCGGGCTCTGGCACCCCGCAGAAGGCGGCTGGAGCATCAACGGCTGGGACGAGTACCAGGTCAGCGACGACGAAGCGAAGGCCCGAAGCGACAAGGCCCGCAAAGCCGCACAGAAGCGCTGGGCCAACGAGAAGGGGGCCTGATGGGCTACAAGAAGACCGCCCCGACGATTTACGTCGTCGCGTGGGCCGCGGACCGGATCGTGAAGGTCGGATACAGCGACCGGCAGAGGTGGCGCCCATTCGTCCTGAGGGGCGCCGAGATCGTGGATCTCATCGAATTCGAGTCAGTTACCGACGCGTTCGACTTCGAATCATGGGCGCACGGAGCGCTCCTGAGGCTATGCGAACGGGCCTTTTCATCTGCCGCGGACGCCGCGAAGTACCTCGGAAATGCGGGCGGTGGATGGAAGGAGTGCTACGTGATTCCGGCCGGCATGGAGGTGTCAGATCTCCTGGCAGCGGCCGCTTCTGGAGAGGAGGCGAGCAATGCGCCGTAGCAATGCTCAAGCATGTGCTCGCAAGCAGAGGCTGGAGCAGATACACGGACGGACGGACGGTACTAACGAAGAACTACTCACCCCTGATGCATGTTCTTCCGTAAGCAACGCGCGCAGGGGGGCAGGCGGATTCGACACACTTCCGGGCCGACCTGAGCAGGATCTCGCGGCCGCACACGCACCCCGGACTCCACTCCACACCGTTGTCCACAGGGTGGGGGTGCACGCATGAGCATCATCACCGCAGTTCTCGAATTGCCGTGGACGAAGCCGCCCATGTCGATGAACGATCGAATGCACTGGGCGCAGAAAGCGAAACTCACCAAGCGCATCCGCGCCGAGGCTGGCATCTTGGCCTGCCGCAGCCGCCTACCCACCGGCCTCGACCATGTCACCGTCGCACTCGTCTACCGGCCCCGCGACCGACGACGGCGCGACACCGACAACCTCATGCCCGTCCTCAAAGCCCTCTGCGACGGCCTCGTCGACCACGGACTCGTCACCGACGACACACCCCAGTGGATGACCAAGCACATGCCCCGCCTCGACGAGCCCCAGAAGGGCGCAGGAGGCGCGATGTGGCTGGAACTCACATGGGAGGGCGCAATCGACGAGAACGAGCCGCCACGGGGCGCACAGCACGCCGCAACCAACACCACGACCGACGTCCAGGAGCCCCAATGACCACCATTCGCATCGAAGTCAGCTCACCCACCCTCGGCGACATCGACGTCAAAGTCGGCTCCGCCTTCACGAAGCCGCTCGACAATGCATTCATGCGCCGCCAGATCGCAGACCTGGTCGCCGACGCCACGAAGCGAGTGCACGGCGCCTACGGCATCACCGAAGACTGCACCGCCAGCACCGAACTCGAAGAAGCGCGAGCAACCATCCAGCGCGTCCACCGACTCCTACAAGCCGACGAAATGGGACTCAAGACCTACGGCATCACCCGCGACGACCTCCGCGAAGCCCTCACCGGCCGGCCATGACCGAACGCCACTACTGCAACGACTGCGGAGACCCCACCAGCGACGCCATCGCATACCTCGGCGCCTGGATCTGGTACTGCGACCGCCACCACCCACGAAGGAGCTGAACTTGACTGACCACCTCGACCGCGCCCACATCAGACTCCTCGTCGACCGCCTCGACCAGATCGCCCACTGGGTCCACGACGAGCTCGAGAACGCCATCACCTGCCAAGTCGCATTCACCGACAAGACATTGGCCCGCGTCACCTCCGACAGCGAAACCCCGCTCATGTTCAACGAACGCGCATCCAACGCGGCACACGAACTCCTCTGCACCCTCCGCGCATGGACGAACTACGTTGCCACCGAAAAGGGCCTGCCCTGGCCCGGCGACGGCCGCGCACCCCACTTCGCACACTGGCTCTCCCGCCACATCTACGACGTCGCCGGCACCGACCGGGCAGGAGACGCGTACACCGAGATCGTCGACGCCTACAACCAGGCCATCGACACCATCGACCGTCCGGCCGAAAAGACGCGCGTCATCGACGACGCCAAGGTCCACGAAGCCCGCGCATGGGAACTCCACCGCGACGGCATCCAAACCGCAGCCCGCCAAATCGGCGGCCCCTACACCGGACTCACCGCCCGCCGCGTCCGCACACTCGCCCGCGCCGGCCGAATCCAACCGATACGCTGCGTCGTTGAAACCCGCGCTGAGATCTACCGTCTCGGCGACGTCCTCGACGCACACCTGGCACACCCGACCCGGCAGAGGAGCACGGCATGACCGACGACATTGTGACGTTCCTGCGGGCACGCCTCGACGAAGATGGGGAAGCAGCCCGGGATGCGGCCGGATGGGACCCGACCGGATCCGTCCGTGACACAGGTCTGTGGCGGCGCGAAGGAATCAACAGCGTCACCGATAGCTCGGACCGACTGGTCATCTACGGAGACGGCCCTGCGCCTTATGGCGCGCAGGCAGAGCACATCGCCCGGCACGATCCGGCCCGCGTGCTGCGGGAAGTGGAAGCCAAGCGGCGGATCCTCGACCTCGCCGGCGAGATCTCTCGTTCGGGTGCGGAGTTCGCTGAGCAGGACTACCGAACGGTGACCCGCGCTCTCGCTGCCGTGTACTCGGATCATCCCGACTACCAACCACACTGGACGACTTAGGCACCCACCCTGTGTTAAGCTGACGCCGCAAGGCGCGGGAGGTGAACCCACCGGACTCGCGCCTTTGGTGTATCCGGGGGAAGATCCCGGACCACCATCCCCTGTAGCTCAACGCGACCCGACACCGCGCCGCAAGAGGTAGCTATCGGAGTCCACGGCCAGAGCACCACCCCGAGTGGCGACGCCGGTTCGAGCCCGGCCAGAGGGAACCACCACACACCTCCGGGACACCTACAGCCGCTGCGGCCCTCCCCCGAGCGCGCGGCCAGCCACCACGTGGCAGTCCCGGACCTCAGCCCCGCGCGACGCTCACCAGCGCCCGGGGCCCGCGCCCGCCCCCACTTCCCTTGGGGGCGGGCGCACACGCTTCCGCCCACCCGGTACCCAGCTGGCGAGCTCACCGGGTGGGCGGAACCTGTCAAGCCCTAGACCTAGACCTGACACAAGGCAAGGCACAAACCTGGACACGAGGCGCGAATGACTGACCAGCGCACCACAACCCAGAAGGGTCTCGGCTGGCAACACCAGAAAGAACGCGACGCCCTGCTCCGCGTCCACGTCGACGGCACACCCTGCTGGTGGTGCGGCCTACCCATGTACCGCGACCGCACCAACAACTGGGACCACAACCCAGCATCGAACGACCGCGCATCAGGATCACTCGCAGCCGACCACTCACACGCGCGAACGCACGGCGGCACCAAAGCTGACCGGCTTCTCCACGGCGTCTGCAACAAGCAGCGCCAGGACGGCAGTCGCGACCACCTACGTCCCGCAGTGACCGGCCAGCACCCCAGCGAGCCAATCCCCGAGGACCAACTCGGCATCCGCCTCATCCCCTGGCCCTAACCGAAGGAACCGTCATGGAGCCGACCATCGGTCGCATCGTCCACTTCACCGAGAGCAGTGGCCGCACCATCGCCGCCATCGTCACCGCGGTGCACCCCGACCACTGCGTCGAGCTGACAGTGTTCCAGCCCGGCACTGCACCTGGCTGGGTCACGCTCGGGCCGAAGGGCACACCAGACGAAACCCCACTGATCCCGTTCGCCGAGCAGCCAACCCCGGGCCACTGGAACTGGCCGCCCCGAGCGTGACCCACCCCTCCCCCGAAATTATCGAGGGGGAGGGGGTCCCTGACTCCTCGGCCGGCAGTCAGGCTTTTTTACAGGGGCGGTCGAAACTCACGTGCGAAGGCGGTGTGACGTGCGCGAAGACCTCGCCGACGGCGGCCGGCAACTGCTCGACGAGCTCACCCAGGACGACGACCCGTTCGAGGTGACCGCGCTGATCGTCGAGGCCGCTCGGATGAAGGATCGACTCGACTGCCTCCACCAGGTTCTGATCGGTGACGAGGAGTTGTGGCTTCGACTCATTCCGTCGCGCGGTGACACCGAGGTGCTTGAGATTCGCGTCGACTCGGCTGCGCAGGAGGCGCGGCAGCTCGCGACGGTGTTCCGCCAGATGCTGGCGGAGATCGAGAGGAGGCGCGCGAGTGACGGCGACTCCGACAGCGGTGAGGGCGACGACCTCGCTGGACTCTGACTGGCCCACGCTGACGGGTCGGCAGACCCCGCATGCGCTGTCGGTGTTCGAGGGCGACACGTCTCTCGGCGAGAAGGCATCCGAGCTGTCGCGACGGATCGGCTCGAAGCCGATGCCGTGGCAGCGGGACACTCTGCACGCACTGCTGACTCGCAGCGCGGATGGAACGTGGACGCACCCGGATGCGTGCATCATCTGCCCCCGCCAGAACGGCAAGAGCCTGATCCTCACGCTGCGGATCCTCTACGGACTGTTCAAGCTCGGCGAGACGATCATCTTCACTGCGCAGCGGTGGACGACGGCCGAGGACATCTACCTGCGGACGTGGGCGCTGATCGAGCCGCGTAAGTCGTTGCGGGAGCGAGTGCTGAAGCACACGTGCTCGCAGGGACGTGGCGTCATCGAGATGAAGAACGGCAACAAGGTCGTGTTCACCACACGCTCTGCGGATGCCGGACGCGGTCTGACGAAACTCGATCTCGTCATCTACGACGAGGCGTACAACCTCACCGACAGCGAGATGTCCGCACTCGGCCCCGCGCAGCTCGCGGCGGACGATCCGCAGACGATCTACACGTCGTCGGCGGTGAACCAGGACGAGCACTCGAACGGGCTGGTGTTGTCGAAGATCCGCGACCGCGGACTCGCTGGCGATGCCGAGCTCTACTACGCCGAGTACATGGCCCCTGACGGCATGGATCGCGAGGATGAGGAGACGTGGCGGTACGCGAACCCGTCGTACGGCGTGATCCAGACTGCGAAGAAGATCCGGAAGCTGATGCGCGGCTTCGCGACACAGGCCGGGCGCAAGAGCTTCGACGTCGAGATCCTCGGTCGGGGTGACTGGCCGAAGGAAGTCGACGCGGCGTCGTTGACGTGGCAGATCGTCAAGGAAGGCCAGTGGCACGGACTCGTCGACTATCCGGAGCTCGTCGGCACGCGCGCGATCGGTATCGCCCGGGTCGGCGCGCAGTGGGTGGTGGCTGCGGCGCAGCGCACCGACGATGACCGGATCCATGTCGAGGTCGGGTACCTGCGGATCGCAGCGAACCCGGACATCGTCGATCTGATCGTCCGTCTCGACGACGTGCTCGAGCCGTGCGCCATCGCCACCGATGCCCGCTCGCCGGCGGCGGTGATCGAGCCGCTGCTGAAGAAGGCCGGCATCGAGCTGATCAAGTCGTCGACGAGCCAGGCCGCACTGATGGGCAGCGGCTTCGTCGACGATGCCGACGACGGCCTGATCAGTCACACCGGTCAGCGTGCCCTGGACGTCGCGCTCGAGGCGGCCGGGAAGCGGCTACTGCCGCGCGGCGACTGGGTCGTAGACGCTGCCGGTGACCCTGCGGTCGCACCGCTCCTCGCGGTGGTGGTCGCGCGGTGGGCGCTCGTGACGTTCGAGTCCCGCGCAACCGGGCCCGCGGCGATGCCGGCATGGGACGGACAGGAATCGACCGGCGGTCAGCCGTCCGGTCCCAGTGACGACTTCGATGCTCTCGCGGTCGCGTTCTAAGGAGGTGATCGGTGTCTGACACCCCGTTGTACGCCCACCAGATCGAAGTCGGTTACGTCAACGGTCGCGCCGACGGATACGCCCAGTGGGACGAGACGGAGCGCGTCCCGGAACTGCAGTGGCCGAACTCGGTCAACGTGTTCCGGCGGATGATGAGCGAGGACGGACGCGTGTCGTCGGTTCTCGAGGCGATCTCCCTCCCGATCATTCGCAGCCAGTGGCGCATCGATCAGAACGGCGCCTCCGACGAGGTGACCGCGTTCGTCGCTTCGAATCTGGGGCTTCCGGTGTCCGGTCAGTCGCAGGCGCCGGCGAGCAGGACTCGGGGCCGGTTCTCGTGGTCGGATCACCTGCAGGATGCGCTGCAGATGCTGGTGTTCGGTCACTCGTTCTTCGAGCAGGTGTATCGCCGCGGCGACGACGGCCGGTTCCACCTGAGGAAGCTCGCGCCCCGCCCGCAGGAGACGATCACCCGGATCAACGTCGCCCCTGACGGCGGGCTGGTGTCGATCGAGCAGATGGCCCCGGCCTCGGGTGCAACAGTCACTGGAACGAGCTCAGTGTCGATCCCGGTGTCGAACCTTGTTGCGTACGTGCGCAAGCGCCGGTCCGGTGTGTGGACGGGTCAGTCGATCCTTCGGCCCGCCTACAAGCATTGGCTGCTCAAGGACGAGTTCATGCGAATCCAGGCCGCGACGGCCCGCCGAAACGGCATGGGCGTCCCGGTCGGCACAGCGGCGAAGGCGGACGATCCGGCCGAGGTCGAGCAGATGCATCGCATCGCGTCCGCGTTCCGCGGCGGCATGAACTCCGGTATCGGTCTCGCGAACGGGCAGACGATGCAACTGCTCGGCGTGCAGGGAAACCTGCCCGACATGCATCAGGCGATCGAGTACCACGATAAGCAGATCGCACTCGCCGGGCTCGCTCACTTCCTGAACCTCGACCGCGGCGGCAGCTACAACCTCGCCTCCGTCCTGAATGACACGTTCGTGCAGTCGGTTCAGACGATCGGTGAGCAGGTCCGGGACGTCGCGAACGCACACATTGTGGAGGACCTGGTCGATCTGAACTTCGGTCGCGACGCGCTCGCGCCGCGGATCGTGTTCGACGAGATCGGTTCTCGCCAGGATGCGACCGCCGCGTCGCTGGCTCTGTTCGTGCAGGCCGGTCTCCTCACCCCGGACGAGGCGGTCAAGATCGCCGTCCGTCAGCAACTCGGACTGCCCGACGGAACCCCGCCGGAGTCCGCCGATCCGAACGAGGCAGGGGGTGACGCATGACCGACCTCGAACCGGTGACGGTCCCCGCGCTCTCCCGTTTGGCCAACGTCGAACTGATGCACGCGGGCACCTGGTCGGCATCGACCGGGGTGCACACGTTCACCGTCGACGATCTCGCGTTCGCGGTCGCGGCACTCGACTGCCCGGCAGTGCGCCGACCGATCCTCAAACTCGGCCACACCGACCCGCGGTTCGACGGCGAACCTGCCGTCGGATGGATCGACAACCTCGCTGTCGCCAGCGACGGGCGCACCTTGCAGGGCGACTACGTCGGGATGCCCGGCTGGCTGGGGCCGGTCCTCGCGTCCGCGTATCCAGACCGCTCGGTCGAAGGGCAGTGGGACTACCGGTGCGCCGTCGGTCACGAGCACCCGTTCGTGCTGACCGCCGTCGCGCTGCTCGGTGTCGAGCACCCCGCGATCGGAACCCTCGAATCCCTGCAGGACGTAGCCCAGTTGTACGGAGTCGCCGCGAGCGCCGGCGACCGCACCGGTGCCGTGTCCATCCACCTGAAAGGCGGCACCATGCCGAACCCGAAAGCCCGCAGCGTGGCGATGGGCGTCACCGCCGAGGACGTCCGCCGCGCCTACTACGACGACGCGCCCTGGTCGGTGTGGATCGAGGAAATCCAACTTGACCCGCTGCAGCTGATCGTCATCGACGACGACACCGGTGGCCGGCTCCGTGTCCCGGTCGCAGTGTCCGGCGACGGCACCGAGGGCGTGACCTTCGGTGAGGCGGTCCCGGTCGTCGTCCGATACGAGGACGCGGACGGCGGCAGCGACGCCGAACCCGAACCTGAAGGCGAGGCAGTCGCCGCGTCCCGCATCCGCTTCGCGTGCCGCGCGGAGTCCCGCCCCGGCGACTCGCCGCGGGCATCACGATCCCGAGTCGCAGCGGCGGCCGGGCCTACCGAAGGAGGATCGACAGTGGAGATCACTGACGACCAGCTCACCACCCTCCGCGAGGCCCTCGGGCTCGCCGAGGACGCCGATCTCGACGCGATCATCACCGCCGTCGAGGAACTCGCCACCGCCCCCGGCAACGACGCCGAGACGAACGGCGAGGACACCCCCGCGTCGGTCGCGGCGAAGGCCAAGAAGTTCGGCCTGTCCGTCATGGACGCCGCCACCCTCGAGGCGCGGCTCGCGCGCGGCGATGCCGCCTACGCGCAGCTGCAGCTCGAGAAGTGCGAACGCGTCGTCGACGCCGCTCTCTCGAAGGGGAAGATCGCGCCGGCCAGCCGCGCCGTCTACCTCAAGCTCATGGACAAGGACCCCGACGGCACGGAGAAGTTCCTCGCCGAGCTTCCCGACGAGTCGGTGGTGAACCTGTCCGAGAAGGGCCACGGCGTCGGCAGCGAAGTCAACGCATCGAAGGTCACTGACGACCCCCAGTACAAGAAGTGGAGCCTCTGACATGGCCGGCATTCCCCAGGTCACCAAGACCGGACCCAAGACATTCACCCCCGCTGAGGTGGTCCTCGGCGGCCAGCTCGTCGAAGCCCGTGCCGCCGGCCGTATCGGCGTTGCCGCCGCTGGCAGCGTGAAGGTGCTCGGCGTCGCACTCACCGACGCGCAGAGCCCCGACGCCCCACAGGGCGGTACCACCACCGACGCGATCGGCCGGCCCATCGCCAACGCAATGGGCATCCCGACCTGCGTCGCCGTCGCGTACGGCCCGGTCGAGGTGCAGGTCGGTTACGCGGCCGCCGCCAACTTCGGTGACCGACTGATCGCCGCCGCGGGCGGCAAGGTGACGCCCGCCGCGGTCGACGCAGACGCCCGCACAATCGTCGGCATCTGCACCGAGCCCGCCGGCGTCGCCGCCAACAAGAGCGGCCTCGTCCGCCTCGCCTGACCACTTTCACACCACCAGGAGTTATCACGTGACTACCAACCTTGTGAGCGTGACGGACGGCGGCGGCATCACCGTCTCCGATCTCGTCGCGAACCCGATGTTCGTGCCCACCAAGCTCAAGGAGCTGATGGAGAACCAGTTCATCAGCGAGGCACTGTTCCGCAACGCGGGCTCGAACAAGTCCAGCATCGTCAAGTTCACCGAGGGCGATCCGACGTTCCTCGAGGGCGACGTCCAGGACGTCGCCGAGTTCGGCGAGATCCCGGTCAGCCACGGCCGCCGGGGCGAGCCGCGCATCGCGATCGCCACCAAGCGCGCTCTCGGCGTGCGCATCTCGAAGGAGATGCAGGACGAGAACGACATCGACGCCGCGAACAAGCAGATGACCGGACTGCGCAACACGTTCGTCCGCGCGAACGACCGCGCAGCCAAGGCCGTGCTCATGTCGTCCGCTGTCCCGACCATGCCCGTGTCGAAGGCGTGGGACGACGTCGCGTCGAAGCCTCGCACAGACATCGTCAACGCGGTCGACGAGATCACCAGCGCCGCACCGTCCGAGGCCCAGGGCGGCAGCGAAGACGAGTACTTCGGCTTCGAGCCGGACACCATCGTCGTTCACCCCGGCCTGCTCGCCACCCTGATGGACAACGAGGACATCCTCAAGGTCTACCAGGGCAACATCGCCGACCAGAACATCGCCTACACCGGTGCACTGCCGTCGAAGATCTACGGACTGAACGTCATCCAGTCCCGCACCTTCCCGCGTGACCGGGCCCTGATCCTGCAGCGCGGCGTGGCCGGCTTCTACAGCGACTCCCGCCCGCTGACGTTCACCGCGCTGTACCCGGAGGGTGGTGGCCCGAACGGCGGCCCCACCGAGACGTGGCGCTCGGACGCGTCGATCAAGCGCGCGATCGGCCTCGACCAGCCGAAGGCCGCGCTGTGGCTGACCGGGCTGGTGACGCCGTGAGCGAGTACATCCTGACCGCACTGCGGTTCGACCAGATCCTCGAGCAGGACGACAAGGGTCGAGTCGTCAAGCGGATCCGCCACCGGCAGGGCGCGCTGATCACCGATCTCGACGACATCGAGGCGCAGCGCCTGCTCGGCGCCGGGGCGATCCGGCCCGCCGACCTCGTTGACGACGCACTCGAGGAGGAGGCGGAAGCCTCCGAGCCGAGCGCCGCGACGCCCGAGTCGCCGGCCGATCCTGCGGCGGACGCGCCCCGGCGCCCGCGGGCGACGGCCACCATCGAGAAGTGGATCGCGTACGCGCAGGCAGTCGGCGTGAACGTCGACGGTCTGACCGACAAGGACGCGGTCATCGCCAAGGTCGACGCTGACGACGACTGACATGTGAGGGGGCGTCATGCCATTCGCCACACCCACCGAGCTGACGGAGAACTGGCGTCCCCTCAAGCAGGAGGAGTCCAGCTGGGCTGGACTCCTCCTCGAGGCCGCCGAGCGGTGGATCCGGCGGAAGCGCCCGAACATCGCCGACGACGACCCCGACGCCAAGATCGTGACGATCGCGGTCGTGAAGAACGCGCTCATCGCGGGCGAGCACGAAGGCTTTGTGTCGTTCTCCCGCGCGCTGGGTCCGCGGTCGAAGTCGGGCACGCTCTCGAACCCAGACGCCGCCCTCGTGTGGCTGGACTGGATGAAGGACCAGCTCGGCATCTCACAGTCAGCGTTGCCGGTCGCGACGTTCGGGGACGGAGGGTTCTGTGAGCGATGGTGAGAAGGTCACCGTCCGCCCGGGTGTTGTGCTCGACGGCGACAACGATCCGGTGCCCGGGTCGGGCATACCGTTCGACATCGACGACTGCGTGATCGAACCCCTCGGCAGCGACGAGGCGGCGACCACGACGCGCAACGGGAACGTGCGGCGGATCCGGGTGTATGCGCCCGGGCCCGTGCTGCACGAAATCCGGGCGACCGACGAGGTCGTGGTGCGCGGCAAGGTCTGGCGCATCGACGGTTTCGCGGACGAGTGGATCGACAACGACCCGGAACTGTCGGGGCCGGTATTCACCGCGTCGAGGGGGACGGGCTGATGGCGCCGCCGAAGGGATTCCAGCTCGATCACGCCGGAGTCGAGGCGCTGCTGAAGTCGCCGGCGGTCGCCGCGGTCGTGGACGACCTCGCGGCGCAGGTCGCCGACAACGCGCGCAAGTCGCTGCCGGACGACGTGCCGGTCGAGGTCGACACGTTCGTCTCGGACCGGCATGTCGCGTCGGTGGCGATCAAGCACCCCGGCGGCAAGCGAATGCAGCTCAAGCGCGGGACGCTCACCCGGGCCGCTGGCATGGTCGGTTTGGAGGTGAAGGCGAAGTGAAGGCTCTCCGCGTGCCGGCCGATCATGTTGCGCCGGTGAAGGACTTCCTCGTCGCGCAGCTCGCCACCGACTCGTCGGGCGCTTCGGCCGGCCAGAACCTACCAGACGGGTGGGAGCCATCGTCGGCGCCCGCTGTTGTCGTCGAATCCGATCCCGGTTCGGTGGACGAGTGGCCGGTCTACACCGGCGAACAGATCCGCATATCCGTGTACGCGGAGGGGCGAACGCAAGCGCGGGCGCTCGCCGCGCGGTGCATGGGATGGCTCCTCGCGCTGCGCGTTCCGGGTGTCGGTATCCGGCCCGGCACGGGCATCCTCGTCGACCGGGATCCCGACACCCGCGGGTTCATCGCGGGATTCACGGTGCGCAGTCGCGCACGCACTCAATCGTTCTGACCGCCCGCGCGGCGGCAACCTACCCCGGAGAGAGGGGCTATTTGTCATGGCTGTGATCAATCCCGACAACGCGTCGGTGTTCGACGAGGGTGAGGTCTACCTCCTCGACTGGAACTACACAGGCTCGGTCGAGGACGTCATTCCGGCGCCCGGCGAGGTGCCGGGTCCCGAGTGGCTCGATGCAGGTCTGCTCGGCACGGAGGGTGTCACGTACACGCCCGGTCTGGAGAAGACGTTCTACGACGGCTGGGGTCATCCCCGGTTCAAGGGCAAGACCAGCAAGGGCACGATGGAGCTGTCGTTCAATGCTCTCGAGCAGAACACGGTCACCAAGCGCATCGCCTACGGCAAGCACGACGGCTACGTGTCGCTGCCGAAGGGCTTCAAGGCGCACCTGCTGATCATCACCCGCGAGGACGACGTCGAGGAGATCGAGGTCACCACGCGGCCCGCACTGTTGACGACCGGCGCCTGGACGAAGTCGGAGTCCGGCGTCCGCACGTTCCCGATCACCGCGGACCTGTTCGGCGACTCGGAGGGGCGTGTGCTCCGGAAGGTCGACGAGGCCACGGCTGGCCCGGCTTCGTACGTCGTGACGGTGCCGCCCGGCACCACTGCTGGGTCCTTCGCGCTGCGGCTCAACGATCAGACGGTCGTTGGCATCTCGTACAACGCTGCGAGCACCGCGGTGAAGGCGGCGATCGAGTCGATCCTCCCGCCTGGCACGGGCACCATCACGGTGACCGGTCCGAATGGCGGGCCTTGGACTGTCGAGCTTCCGGACGGTGGCGCGCTGTCCTCGCCGACCGCGTCGCTCACGCCGACCGGTCAGGTCGCGGTCACCCCGGTCCCTTAGGTCCCCTGTTGCCCGGCTTCCTGCCGGGTAACGCCGCCCTCCCCGGATAGGTCTGCGGGGAGGGCGTGGGGCGGGTGAAGACTTCCCGCGCTACTCGTTTGGAGAAATCATGAGTTACAGCAAGTTCCGGGAGAAGTGGTTTCCCCGACCAGATCCGCGGACACCGGTAACACCGGAGGCGATCGAGCACATCGAGGATGGCGTCAAGCGGGCACACGACGCGATCGACGCCCTCGGCGACATCGGTGACAACCTCGCGAATCTCGTCACGAAGGAGGAAGCTAACGCCACTTATGCCACCACCGCCGTGGCAGAGGAGGTGGCGCTCCGGACGAACGGTCGCGTGATCCCGGACCTCATCAATTCCTGGTGGACCTGGCCCCGCGCTTGGTATGACGACGTCGGTCAGCGCATACACTGCTCAGGCGTTGGCCGGAGCGGCATCCAGAAGGTAGGCACCTACCACCTTCGCAGCGGGAAGACCGACGAGGTCGTGACCAACGTCGTGAACCGCCTCCCTGATGACCACAACCCGCCCGCTTTCTGGCTGGGAGAGAAGCGGCGCCCGATCACCGTGTCCAACGGGCACGATCAGGACACCCTGATCCGCATCCGCCGTGGTTTTCAGGACGGCGATTTGAAGTCGCTCGGCCCCGAGTTCACATTCGACATCAAGACTGTGGTCCCCGACGCAACCGGGGTGTCCTACGAGCAGATCATCGATCGACCGGGCTCCATGACCGAACGTGCGATCATGTGTCGGGTTTCCTCCCCGACCGCCATCGGGTGGTACGTGGTGCGTTCTTCCGACGATGGCGTGGTCTTCGCTTCCGCGTTTCGATTACACGGAAAGAGTTATCAGGCGGTCCGTCGCGTGGGAGACCTGCTGCACGTATGGGTATCCGACAACCCCCAGAACAACGTAGGGCTGTACGCGTTCTCGATCAATCTGAGGACTGGGCGGATCTACAACCACGCGAATACCGAGATTGCCGCTGACTTCTGGACCACGAATGCCACCATCACAGCCAGTGCGATGACGTTCATCACGTCAAGGACTCAACCAAAGTCCCTGCGCCTGTTCGACATCTCGCAAGACGGCAAGTCGGCGCTGGTCGGGGAGTTCGACGCTGGGCAGCTCAATTCCATGCAGTACGCGAAGCTCTCTCGCCCCGCCAGCTCCGCGGTGCTCGATCCGATCATCGGCGCCGGCGTCCCGTTCGGCTACAACGCCAGCTTCTACACGGGCGGGATGTGCTTCGGTGGCACGGATTCGGTCATCTACCTCGTCCGCGAGAACCAGGGCGTCTGGACGCTCGAGCGGTGGACCTACGACACCGCATGGAAGCTCGATCGGGTCCTGTACACCGCACCGCCGGGGGCGAAGCTCGGCCGCCCCCAGGTTCCGTACCTGGGCGAGTCGACCGGGTGGGTACTGGTCGGCGTGTACTACCACTACGCGGCCGACGGATACGCGGACTACTACGCCGACCAACTCCTGATCAAGGAGTAGCAGCGGGCGTATCTGTTTGCGGCTGGCCGAAGGTGTGCAACCACCGCGAGAAGTTCCAGTAACCGGTCATCGAGAGTGCGGGAACCGTCGGCCACAGCGTGCGCGACGCCGAATTGAGGAACACGACACTGGGTCCGCCAACAGTTCGGAAGTCGATTGGTGGTGTCCTCAGGCAGGTGTGACGAACCTGAAGAACGGTCCACCCAACGACGATCGTCGCGAAGGCGACGGTCGGTGACTCCCGTGGATCTCGGTCCAGTTCGCCTTCGCCTTCGCTGGGCGCATCTTCAATGGCGCCGTACGTGCGTGCCATCGTGATGAACGGCGGCACTTCGCGGTCAATCGAGGTGAGAAGGACTTCCACCCCTGAGGGCAGGCGGCCGGCGGCAATCGACAACGCCTGCTGTCGGGTGAAGATGGCCGGGTGAGGGTCGACGCACTCACGCATGACTGCGGTCTTCAACGCCCAGCGGCGAAGAGTCTCTAGCTCCCCTCGCTCCAGAATGATGGGTTTCGCTTCCTGCATCCGGGTGAGAACGGCTTTGGCGTCGAGTTCGAGCCGCGACATCCATCCGTTGTTGCATTGGCCGCACACCTTCCGGATCGTCTGCCGACTCAGATCGACCTGTGGCCGGTCAAGGATCACCTGGCCGCGACTAGCCACGCGAGTCTCTCCGCCGCCGAGAACTGTCACTCTCGATTCGACCACTCGTTTCGAGGACGCCTTCGCGGGCACATCAAGCTCCATCCACCGACGCGTAATCCACTGAGGCAAGAGGTGCTCTCGCGTCAGCGTCCCATCGGAGTCACAGAACAGGCATGCCGGCTTGCTGATCGCCATGTGTCCACCCCCAGTGTCATTGGTGGTGCAGTGTAGGCGCGCCGCATCGCCCCCAGTGTCACCCCGCCCGTAATCGCTCACTATGTGGCGGTGATCGCTACGCATAACCGGTACAGTGATCGCATGCAATGGCCCGCAGAGATGACGGTTCGCCCGATAGAGCAGTGGCCTGGCGAGTTGACGAGCGAGCGCCGGCGCTCGAACTTCGCGAGTCCATGGAGTTCGACGCTGGAGCTGCTGTCCCGAGAACTACGGGCGATCCGAGCCACGAATGTGGTCCTCCAGGTGGCAATGACCGAGAAGGACTTTCGGATCGACGGGTACCCGAGGGCTCAGGCGAAGGCCGCTCACCCTGGAGTGATTCTCTCGTTGGAATCGAACGTGGGCCCACTGTCGTGGCCGTGCGACTCGTTCACGACGTGGCAGGACAACATTCGCGGCATCGCACTTTCGATGGAAGCGCTGCGGAAGGTTGACCGGTACGGCGTCACGAAGCGCGGTGAGCAGTACCGCGGGTGGCGAGCAATCGGCGCGACGGCGTCGAAGCCGACAGGATTCGGTTCTGCCGAGGCGGCGCTGCGGTACCTGCGTGATCTGGTTGGTTCTGACGGCGACCTCGACGCGACCACTGCCTGGAAGCGTGCTCGCTCTCTCGTGCACCCGGATCGAAACGGCGGTGATCGAGAGGCCTGGGACGTTGTCGAGGCTGCGGGCGATGTCCTGCGCGCCGAGAAGTGGATCGCGTGACTCCGCAGAAGCGTGGCCTGATCCCCGACCCGGAGCGTGCGCGCATCGTCGCCGCGCTCGCCGCTCGTGAGGCAGCGGAGGCCGAGTTGCGCGCCGCGGTGGTGGCCGGTCTCCTCGCGGGAGGATCTGTTCGGGAGGTGGCCGCGCTGACGGGCATGTCCACGAACACGATCCAGCGGTGGGGCCGGGAGGGCGGCTGGCCGTCCGCCGAGCAGAAGGCGGAGCGGTCGGCCAAGCGCGCCGAGAACGACGCCTGGCAGGCCCGCCTCGACGCCGCGAACAGGATGCTCCGACTCGTCGATCCGGAGCAGTCACCGCCACAGCAGTAGTGCTCGATCCGTAGCCGCCTGCGGCACAACTGAAACCGCTCACTACCGGCGGCCCCCGTCCCCGTCCGCAGCCCCGCCTCAACCGGCGGGGCTGCGTCGCTTCAGACCCAGTCTCCGGCCGTCCGTGGTGTGCAGCCCGCGGGCGGCCGGTCCCATCTCTGCTGCACACGAACAGGACCAGCCGTGCCTGACCTCCCACACCCGGACGACGTCACAGCCGCCGGCCACATGCTCGGCGTGCCGACGCACCCCGAACGCGGCGGCCGCATGAGGACCCGCGACCGCGCGAAAACGATGCGCGCGATCCAAGTCGCCGAGACGCTCGACGACAACGAGGACGACGAGGAGAGCCCCGACTTCGCGGCCACGCTCGCATCCACACACTCCCTGCTCACCGAGGCAGGACTCACCACCACGGCGGCCGACCGCATCGTCGCCGCCATCGCACCCGCCGTCTGGCGGGACACCACCAAGTAGGAGCTGCACACTCATGCCTGACAACGACTTCGACGACTTCGACGAGTTCGATCACGAGCCTGCCCCCCGCGAACGTCCCCGCCCGAACAGCAACGGCGGACGGAAGAAGCGGCAGCGGGAGAACCGCGGCCGCGCCGGGACCACGATCCCCGCTCACGCGCCGGCGCCGCAGGACCGGCTGCCGAAGAAGCCCGCACAGCAGTCCGAAGTCGAAGACGTCGAACTCCAGATCACCGTGTTCGGTGAGGAGTTCCGCGTCCGCCGCGGCGCACTGCAGGACGACTGGGCGTTCTTCCAAGCCCAGGCCGTCGGCAACCTGCCCGCGATGACCGTGCAGGTCCTCGGCCGCACAGGGTTCGCCCGGTTCTGTCTCGCCGCGCAGGCAGAAGGCATGAAGCCGATCGACGCCATCAAGACACTGTGGGATCTGATCGGCCAGGAAGTCGGGGTCGGCGACTCGGGAAACTGATCGGCCTCCTGCAGCTGATCGCCACGAAGACAGACCTCGTCGAGGTCGACCTCGACCTGTTCTATCACCGCGACATCCGCGACCTGTGGCGGCGAGACGACCACGGACTGCCGCTGCTCACGCTGCGGCAGCTGTGGGTCCGTCTACGGCTGGGACTCCCCCGAGAATCGGCGCTCGCCAAGGACGCCAACGGCGGCCGGATGCCGTGGTCGATCGAGGAGCACCTCATCGCTGACCTGTGGGCGCAGCGCGCGAACGCCGGCAAGTCGCGGGGCGCGAAGTTCGTCGATCACCCGAGCCGCCCCGCCGCGGCGAAGAAGAGCACGCAGCTCTCCGACGAGCGGATCGCACGCGGTCAGGCCCGGTTCGCCGATCGGCAACGAAAGCTGAACGGAGGCAATTAGAGTGACGACCTCTATCGGTTGGTGCTCGGTCCAGATCGTGCCGGTGGTGCCGGGCATCGGCCGCGACGTATCGCAGCAGCTGCGGCCACAGATGCAGCAGGCAGGGCAACAGGCCGGGCAGGAGCTCGGCGATGGCATCGCGGATGGTCTCGCGAAGGCGGAGGCCGCGGTCAAGACCGCGTCCCGCAAGCTCGCGCAGTCCCGCGACGCGGAGAAGGACGCCGCGGCCAAGCTCTCCATCGAAGAGAAGAAGTTGCAGGAGCTCCGCGACTCCGGCAAGGCGAAGGCGTCGCAGATCGAGGCCGCAGAGCTGCGAATCGAGCAGGCCCGCCGAAAGCACAACGAGGCTACCGGCAAGCTTGAGGCTTCACTGAAGCAGCTCGAGGCCGCGCAAGATCGCGCGAAGCGAGCAACCCAGGAGGCCGGCGACGAAGCCGAGCAGTCGAGCAGGAAGCTGCTCAACTTCTCGAACTCGGTCGACGACATGGGCTCCGGCGTCGACAGCGGCATCGATTCACTGAAGAACTTCGCGATCGCCGCCGCCGGAATCGGTGGCGCGATCGACATCGGGATGCAGACCCTCGACAACATGAACGTCGAGAGCCGCCTCGCCGCGAAGCTCGGCGCTACCGGCGACCTCGCCGAGCAATACGGCGACATGGCCGGCGGCCTCTACAAGGACGCCATCGCATCCTCAATGGAGGAGGCCGCTGACGCCGTCTCGATCGTCGCATCGTCCTTCGTGGTCGCGGGCTCCGAAGGCGAGAAGTCGGTCGACCAGATCGCCGAGTCTGCACTGAACTTCTCGAAGGTCTTCGGCACCGACGTCGCCGAGTCCGTCAACACGGCCTCGCTGCTCGTCACGAACGGACTCGCGAAGGACTCGACCGAAGCGTTCGACCTCATGACCACAGCCTTCCAGCGGGTTCCGGAGGCCATGCAGGGCGAGCTGCCGGAGATCCTGCACGAGTACGGAACGAACTTCCGTGCACTCGGATTCGATGGCGACGAGGCGTTCAACCTCCTCGTCTCGGCCGCCGGCAAAGGCAAGTTCGCGCTCGACAAGACCGGTGACGCGCTGAAGGAATTCAGCATCCGCGGATCCGATATGTCGAAGTCGTCGACGGACGTGTTCAAGTCGATCGGCCTCGACGCCGAAGACATGGCGAACATGATCGCGATGGGTGGGCGCGACGCCCAGATCGCACTGCAGGATACCGCGAAAGGGCTCCTCGAAATCGAGATGCCCGCGGACCGCGCGAACGCAGCGATCGCCCTGTTCGGTGCACCACTCGAGGACATGTCGGTCGACCAGATCCCGCTGTTCCTCGAATCGCTCACCGGCGCCGAAGACCAGATGGCCGGCTTCGCAGGGTCGTCGGAGCAGATGGGTGAGACGCTCAACTCGGGTCCCGGGTACGCGCTCGAGCAGTTCAAGAACACCATCACCGGTGGACTCACGGATGCTCTCGCCGACATGGCGACGTGGGTGATGAACAACGCCGACACCCTGACAACTCTCGCCATGGTGGCGGCACCGTTCTTCGGCGCACTCGCCGGCTACGCGGCCACCGTGAAGATCATCCAGATCGCGACCGTCGCGTGGAACGTCGCCCAGATGATCCTCAACGGGACGATGATGCTGAACCCCATCGGCCTCATCGTCGCCGCGATCGCCGGACTCGTCGCAGCGGTCGTGCTCATCGCCACCAAGACGACCTGGTTCCAGACCATCTGGGACACCGTCTGGAACGCGATCAAGGCGGCGTGGGACTGGGTGTGGGGCGTCCTGCAGGCCGGATTCAACGGGCTCATGGACGCCTTCGGCGCCGTCGGCAACAAGGTCGGCGAAGTCAAGGACTGGATCGTCGCACGCTGGAACGACGTCGTCGGATTCGTCACCGGGCTCCCGGGACGGATCGGCTCCGCCGCATCCGGAATGTGGGACGGCATCAAGAACGCGTTCAAGGGCGCGATCAACTGGATCATCCAGGCATGGAACGCGATCGAGTTCCGTATCCCCGGCTTCGAGGTCGGCCCGATCAAGTGGGAGGGCTTCACGCTCGGTCTGCCTGATCTGCCGCTCCTCGCGTCCGGTGGCCTCGCTGGCCGCCGCAAGGACGGGATGCTGTGGGGTCCCGGCACTCCGACGTCGGACTCGATCCTCGGTGTCGACGCGTACGGGATCCCGACCGCGTTGGTGTCGACACGGGAGTTCGTCGTCAACGCGCAGGCGACCGCCGAGAACCTGCCACTGCTGCAGGCGATCAACGCGGGATGGACGCCGTCCGCAGAGTTCCTTCACGGCCTCACGCGCGGGGAGTTCCGATCGAACCCCTTCGGGATCGAGGAGGACTCGCCACTCGTTGCCGGCGCGCTCGGCGCTCGCTCGCTCGTCGCGGATGGTGACTACACCGCGAATCTGCGCGACGCGTTCGGGATCGAAGAGGACCACCCAGTCGTCGGGTCGATCCTCGCGCTTCGGGAGGTGATCTCGCGGCTGCCGCGGTTCGCCGAGGGCGGCGCCGTGGTGTCGCCGGATCGGCTGGTCAACTTCGCGAAGGGCGTCGAGGGCAAGCCGTACGTGTGGGGTGGCGTGAACTGGGGCGACTGCTCCGGTGCTGTCTCCGCGCTGGCGAACTACGCGACCGGCCGGGACCCGTTCGGGTCGCGGTTCGCGACGATGACCGAAGGCGCAGAGCTCCTCGCTCGCGGCTTCAAGCCGGGCCTGGGCCCGTCGGGATCGCTCAACGTCGGCTGGTTCAACGGCGGACCGTACGGCGGCCACACCGCGGCCACACTGCCGAACAACGTGAACTTCGAAATGGGCGGCGGTCGCGGCAACGGCCAGTACGGCGGACCGGCCGCCGGCGCCAACGACCCGATGTTCACCGATCACGCGCACCTGCCGATGGTTGTGGCGCAGCTGATCCAGCCGAACGTGCAGCAGCTCGACCCTCTGACCGGGTTCCCCACCGACAGCGGGACGGGTGCGGCGCTCGGCACAGCACTCACCGACCCGTCCGCCGCTGGCGCCGCACAGCCGCAGCAGGCGTTCTCGGGTCGCGAGCGCATCAAGCAGATGGGCTCGGACATTGGCGGGATCTGGGCTGACGCTGCAGTCGAGATGCTCGGCGCCGGTGAGTGGCTGGACCTCGCGGACCGGTACACGATCACGCCCGACGCCACCGCGGGCGCGGCAACGGCTGCGCCGACGACGGGCGAGAACGGTGTCGACGGCGACCCGAACATCATCCCGTGGATCGCGGACCTGAATGCGTTCATGAAGGGCACGGGCCTGTTCGACACCGGCGGCTGGCTGATGCCGAACTCGTTCGCCTTCAACGCATTGAGCACACCCGAGCCGATCCTCAAGCCGGAGCACTGGGACATCGCCGAGGCGAACATCGCGAAGGTCGATGAGCTCGTCGGCGCCGGAGCGCCGGCGCGCGGCGGCAACACCTACATCACCAACGCCACGTTCCGTGACGAGGACGAGTACTACCGCCGCCAGGCGCAGAACCAGCGGCTCAATTCCAAGCAGCACCTCGGGAGGTGGCCTAAGTGAGAGACGTCGTCGGCATCACGATCCTCGGATGCGACGAGTCGGTGTGGCCGGTAGCGGGCCGGTACGCGGGCACCGAGGGTGTCATCATCTCCGAAGAGGGGATCGATGGCATCCTCGATGCCCCGGTCAAGGTCATCGACGACTCGACGCCGATGCAGGTCGGCGGCACGCTACGCGGTGTCGACTACGAGGTCCGTGACATCGTGCTCCGGTTCTATGCCTTCGAGGACGAAGCCCGCGGCCTGATCGCCGGGGGGCACCTGGAATCGCGGCTGCGGAAGGCGTTCTGCCATGAGCCGGACCGTTGGAATCCCGATTTCAAACCCACACGGATCAAGGTCGTCACCCGACTCTCGGGTGTCCGAACGATCGAGGTGTGGCTGAACGAGGCCCCCAACGTCGACCTGACCGTCGACCCGCTCAACGATGAAATGTTCATCGTCGCGTACCAGCTCCGCGCGTACCAGCCGATGTGGCGATCACGCCCGGATATGACGTTCTTCGAGTCAATGGGCGCATCGGGCACCGGAACGATCGAGGTATGGAACCCAACTGACCGGCCGCTGCTGCAGCGTTGGGAACTGACGCGCGGCACCTGGACCCTCCCCGACCCGACGTGGTCGGGGAAGCCGAATCACCGCGCACCTGGCGGGGCGATGCCGACGCGAACGGTGACGCTGCCGCAAATCACCGCCGCTGACGGCGGCGTGACGATCCAGATGGACCGGTCGAAGCAGCACGCTCGCTCGGCGACCGGAACACCGTACGAGGCCCGCATGCAAGGCAACTGGCTCCGACATGTCGTCCCGCCGTACACGCCGCGGCAGGAGCTGCCGATCTCCGTGGTCGGCGCTCCAGTGACCACCGGTGCCCGGGCCGAGCTGCACATGGACCGACTCTGGTCGAGAGCGTGGGGGTTGGAATGGCAGTAGATCTGAACGCCTCGCTCGAGGAGCAGTGCGAGGCGATCTGGCAGGCCACGCTCGACGCTGAGCGCGAGGACTGGGAGATCCGCAATGCGGACCCGCTGATCAAGCTGGCCGACGGCAACCAGGTGATCCGGTACCTGCTTTTCGACGTCCAGGATCTGAAGTTCTCGGAGATCGAGAACAACACCGGGCAGGCCTCGTTCCTTCTCGACGTCGACCACTACGTCTCCGCGTGGGTCATCGACAAGGACGGCCGGCGGGCGCGTGGCGAGGGCGCCAACATTCACATCGACATCGAGATCGCCGGTGTCCGCTGGTCCGGCCGCGCCGAGCCGCCGAAGGTTGAGCGCGGCACGGACGGCCGCCGGTACGTCCGCCTCACCTTCCTGCACGACTACGAGAATCTGAAGTGGATCGACTGCTGGCCGAACCCGTTCCTGCCGGCCATCTTCCAGTTCCCGCGCATGTTCATCCTCGCGGGGCCCGCGATCTGGGCGCTGAAGACCGCGCTGTTCGTGAACCTGTGGCGGTTGAACTCGTCGATCTGGCAGATCCCCGACGATCCGATGAACCCGTCGACGTGGCTCGACGGCCTGGACATGTCCAACTGGGACATCGTCGTCAACCCGACGACGTTCTTCCAGGACATGGCGGCCGGCACACCCTGGTGCGTGTTCGCGTCCCGCTGGGGCACCTGGCACGACGTCGCGGCGCCGATCCTCGCCGACTCGGAACTGACGGTCGTCTGCCGACGGTGGCGTACGGGTGATCCGGACCCGTGGCTTGGTGCGGACATCAAGGACGGCGCGCTCGTTGTCGACATCGTCGACAAGTCCGGAGCCATGACCGGAACGTCACACGGCGGAACCATCTTCGATGGACTGTTCCGCACGATTCAGGAGTTCACCGCGGACTTCCTCGACACGACGGAATCGCTGCTGACCGACGGTCCGACGTCGGACCTGTTCGTTCCCGGTCGTGGAACGAACAAGGCGTGGCCCCACGTCTACTACCCATCGGACTCGCCGGGCTCGGTCGAAACCGTGTTCACCGACGCGACGTCGAGGGGCGTCATCATGAACACCGGCGGCCACTCGATGCCCGGCGTGAACGAGACGATCAGCGCCGGCATCCAGGCGATCGGTGACATCGTCGGCAACGCACTGTTCATCGGGTCCATCGGCGGATCCATCGACACCCTGCTGCGGCCCTTCTACGAGGACACGGTCGCCGCCTGGGTCTCGGTCAAACTTCCGCAGCGCATCGCCGAGCAGGGCGATTCCCATTACTGGGAGAAGACGATCGAGTCGCCCGGTAAGGCATACACCCTGTCGTCGCTCATGGTGATCCGGCAGGCGATGTGGGAGACACGGTCGTACACATCGGCGTCGATGTCGATCAAGGCCGCCGAGCCGTACGTCATCGGCTGGCCTGGCACCGGCGACTTCTGGGTCGGTGACCGCATCATCACCGACCTCGGCGCGGAGCTGTCCGATCGGGTCATCGTCAACCGGGTGTCGCAGATCGACTACGAGCGTCCCCGCGGCACTCGTGGCAACTGGTCCGTCGCGGTCGGGCCGAAGGAAGACGAGGACCCACTCGTCGAGATGGCCGCGCGCGTCGCAAACCTGAAGGAAATCGGAAAGACGTTGGGAGTGTTCTGAAATGGAAGATCTACCCACCAGAGAGAACTGCGACCCGAACAACCCGGAAGAAGCGTTCCTGTGGATGTTCGTCGGCCTGCCCGGCGTGAACGGCGCGTCGATGATCATGGGCCCGGACTACTACCGGCAGATCTCGAAACAGCTGTGGGAGCTCGGAGCCAGGCCGAGCGAGGAGCCGATCAAGCACCTCGAGTACGGCCGATGGGTGTACGACAACCCCGAGGACGAACCCGAGCCAGTGCTGGACCTGTACGCACGTCTCGCGGCGCGACAACAGGCCGAGTACGAGGCGAAGCTGCGCGACCGTGGCCTGCTGCCAAGACAGGAGGAGCTGTGACTACGAAGCAGTTGCCCTATGACCGCAGCATCGTCCGGCAAGAGACCGGCTACTGGTGCGGGCCCGCGTCGGCGCAGGTGGTACTCAACTCGCGAGGCGTCCACGTCGACGAGTCGACCCTTGCGCAGGAGATCGGCACCACCTGGAACGGCACCGACTTCATCGGGCAGATCGAGCGGGTACTTGACGCCCGGGTGCCTGATGCCCGGTACACGTCGGTGCAGATGCCGAACGATCCACCGACCGCTGACCAGTGCGCCCGGTTGTGGCGCGACATCGTGCGGTCGATCGATGCCGGGTGGGGTGTGATCGTGAACATCGTTGCCCCGCCGTCGAACTATCCGCGGGCCGTCGCGCCGTCGACGATCTCGCCCGCATATTCGGGTGGCACCGTCTACCACTACATGTCGGTGATGGGCTACGACGATGAGCGGCGCTCGGTGTGGATCGCTGACTCGGGGTTCAACCCGTTCGGGTACTGGCTGGGCTTCGATCAGCTCGCGACGCTGATCCCGCCGAAGGGGTACTGCTACGCCGACGTCGAGCCTGCCGAGGCTCCTGCGCCTCCGCCGGCGCCGAGCGGGATGGACGTCGACGCGCTCTCGCAGGCGATGGGCGGCACGGTCTCGCGTGAGCGGTACGCCGCACTGCTGCCGGCGTTCACCGCGGCCATGCGAGAGGCCGGGTGCACGACCGTCGAGCGCGCGGCGATGTGGTGCGCGCAGCTCGGCCACGAGTCCGGCGGCCTGCGATGGATGGAAGAGATCGCCGACGGTTCCGACTATGAAGGCCGTCGCGACCTTGGCAACACTCAACTCGGCGATGGCCGACGGTTCAAGGGCCGCGGCCCGATCCAGGTGACCGGCCGCCACAACTACACCGAGTGCTCGCGGTGGGCGCATGGGCGCGGTCTGGTTCCGTCGCCGACGTACTTCGTCGACAACCCGGAGGAGCTCGCGTCCGACCGCTACGGCTTCGTCGGCGCGGTCTGGTACTGGACGGCCGCGCGTCCTCAGCTCAATGCGCTCGCCGACGCCCGCGACATCGTCGCCGCAACCCGCGCGATCAACGGCGGCACCAACGGGTTGCCCGACCGTCAACTCCGCTACAAGCGGTGCCTCGACATGGGCGCCGCACTACTCCCCCCTGGAGGAACCATGACGAACATCGTCGAGGAGGGCGCGCTCCAGCTGCGCCCACACCCCGGACTACTCCGCAAGATCAACCGTCCGCAGAACGTCAACGAGTCCACCCGCGACCCGGAGAACGCGTGGCCGTACGCGATGTGGGCGGACGTGTGGAACGAAACCGTGTGGGACGGCTACGACATCCGCCCCGAGTACGCGGACGTGCCCGACGACGTCGGCCGGTCGCTTGTCGCCCTCGTCCAGACCGTCGCGGCCCGACAGGTCCGCATCGAGAAGAAGCTCGACCAACTCCTGGAGGGCAAGTGATGCTGAACAACCCGAACACCCGCAAGTGGGTGTACGTCGCGCAGGTCGTGCTTGGTGCCACTCTCGTCGTCCTAGTCGCGACCGGGATCGTCGACCAGGCCACCAGCGACCAGATCACCAGCAGCCTCGACCGGATCGTCGCTGGCATCGGCGGCCTGGCGCTCCTCGGCGGCGGAGAACTCGCGCGACGCAACCTCTCTCCGAAGCCCGCGACGATCTCAGCAGACGGCGTGCAGGTGATCACCAACGCGCTCGACGCCTACGCGACGCGTGCGCAGCCGGCCATCGAGACCGCGGAGGCGCAGCTGCAGAAGGCTGCGGCCGATCTGCGGGAGCAGTACGTCGACCCGTTCATCAGGCGGTAGTCCATGGAGCAGATCGCGGGGGTCGCGGTGGGCGACCTCGGACCGACGGGGCTGCTGGCGCTGACCGTCCTGCTCGTCCTCGTCGGCGCACTGATCCCCAGGACGATGCACAAGACGATCGTCGGATTGCTGCAGCAGCGCATCGACAAGCTCGAGGAGCTTCTCGCGAAGCGCGACGGGCAGATCGATCGACTGCTGCCGAGTGCGGAAACCTCCGCCGAGACGCTCGCCAAGATCCAGTCCGTGACCGATCCGGATAGGTCTGGCGGTGAACGCTGATGCGGTGGCTGCGCAGGATCAAGCACGAGCGCGAGCAGATCGAGCGGGTTGAGATCGCGCTCGAAGAGGAGCAGGTACGTGAGAAGCGCGTCGACGCGGTGATGACGCGAATCGAAGAATCGCGCCGCCGCAACCACTTCGGCGAATCCATCGAAATCGCAATGGGCAAGAGGAGACACGCATGATCAAGGTGGCACTCGCCGCCGCCGCACTGCTGGGGGCCGCAGTCATTGCCGTCTACCCGCCAGAGACGGAGGCCCGGATCCTGCTCGTCTCGATGACGGTGCTCGCCTGGACCTTCGCGATCGTCTACGGCGCCCGGTCACCCTGGCGCGCAACCCAGGCCGGCAGGTCGGTGATGGCGACGTCCGTCGCTCTCGGGCTGATCGGTGCGCAACTCGCCTCGGTCTGGATCTTCGGAGACTACCCAGGCCGCGCCGAGGTGCGCGCCATCGTCGTGCTCGCGTTGGTCCTCACCCTCCTTCACCGACTGCTCGTCGTGTGGCGGATCCAGCACAAGGAGGCAGAACGATGAGCGCACCCAACGGCGGTGTGCCGGCGGGTGGCGTATCCGGCGGCGGCGGGCTGGCCGCGCACGCGAAAAGGACGGAGGCGCAGTGGAAAGCCTCGCTCTACGGCCAGGTGAATGATCGGTACAACGGTGTGAAGCTGTTCGGTTCGGACTTCAACCTTCTCGGGAACCAGGTCCGGGCGCACAACCAGCTCATCGAGACACAGGGTGAGCAGATCGCCGATCTCGAGGACTTCGTCGGGACGGGGACCACCACGCCGATCTGGTCGTCTACAGGGGGCTATGACCTCGTGTCCTTTCCGGACGCGATGATGTCCCGGAGCTACTACTTCGACAGCACATACGGCCGGACCCTCACCGAGATTCCGGCGTTCTCGCAGGCGAAGCGAACCCTGGATCTGGCGTTCTTGCGCGGCGGCCGGGACACGCCGACGCCGCTCGAAGTGGTCCGCATCATCACCGGCGCCGATACCGGCATCTTCGATATCGACGCTTGGTACGTCGGGATCTACGTCTACGACAAACCGAACAATCGAATGCAGTTGCTGTGGAACTCGGGGAACCTGCTCAACGTCCTTACCGGTCAGCGCATGCGATACCACTTGAGTACGAACATGACCCAGTCGGCCGCGAACGACCAACTCCTCGCCGTCGCGACACTGCAGATCGCCCCTGGTCTCGCGCAGCGCCCCCGCGGAATCGGGTGCGTCTTCCAGACAGGGATATCCGAGCAGGCCGGCACGGTGCCGTTGGCGCGGCACGCCTACATCAACAACGTCGACGCGCTACCGATGACGATCGGAATGAACTCGATGAACTACGACAACAGCAAGATCATGTGGGCGGCAGTCGGGGCTTCATCATGATGAGCCCCGACGGACGTCTGCACGTCACTCCCGACGAGCTCGCCGAGTTCGTCTCCCTCACGGCGGTGCAACCGATCGCCAAGCATCTGTGGCTGCTCAACACCGCAACCGGCGAGACTCGCGTCGACCGCTCCGACGATCCAAGCGCAGTGCCCGGCGGTTGGGTACTGCTGATGACTGGCCCTTCACCAGCGTGGGTAGAGCAGTGGAGTGGAGATCTTCAGCGCGCGGTAGACGAGCAGCTCAATCCGCTTCTCGACGCGGCCTTCGGGTACGCGCCGACTACCGACGAACCGGAGGCGCCATGACGCTTGGCTGGACACCGATCGACGAAACGATCGAACTCACCAACGGCGACTGGATCTTCGAGCGCACCAACAGGGCTGGAGGCATTCCACCCGACACGGCCATCGAGATCGTGTGGGCGAACGGCGTCACGTGGCCCGGCGAGATCGAGGGCGCGACCGTGCGGTGGCGGAAGGAAGCCGCCGAGTGCTCGGCGGCAGTCATTCCACACGGCACCGCGTTCGAGATCCTGGTGCGCTACCCGAACGAGGCCACCGGAACCACCGACGACTACGTCTGGATGGGCGGCTGGTCCATCCGCACCAACTACTTTGAAACACAGGACTTCTAAGGAGCCCCAATGGCCAACACCGTCGCCGCGACCGCGAACGCGCTCGCGAATCACTGGGCGTCGCTCGGCGCCACTTACAGCCTGCACACCGGCAATCCCGGCGCGGCGGGAACTGCGAACGAGGCGTCCGGCAACGGGTACGCGCGCCAGTCCACCACGTTCGGGTCCGCGTCCGGCGGTGTGGTGACGGGCTCGCAGATGACGTTCAACTTCATGGGCACCGTCACGCACATGTGCCGATGGAATGGCACCACTCTGCTCGACATCATCGACACCGTCGACGCGACCGTCACGCCGGCGGGCCAGATCAAGGTGACACCTTCGTACAACGCCAACTACGTCGCCTGGACGTAGCCGTGCAGTTTCCGGCCCCGGACACGGGGTTCACCCGGCTACCGGGCCCGGACACTGCGGCGACCGACTTCCCGTCCGCTGACGGTGCAGTCGTCGCGTTCCCTCCACCGCCCATTCCACTCCGAGATGCTGCCGTGTCGATGGACGGCGTCGCGTCCGCGGTGTCTCAGATCCTCCCGTGGCGAACCGCCCTGGTGTCGATGGACGGCACAGCGACAGCTACGTTCGTCCCCGCCGTGAGCGTCTCCGCGCCGGCGTCGATGGACGGGACGGCGTTCGTGTTCCGCAACATCGATGCAGCCATCACGATCGATCCCGTCGCCACCGTGGCGATTACACCGGTCTACAGCAGCACAGCCGGGGCCACGATGGACGGCTTCGCGGATACTGTCGGGGAGATTGCTGGAATCAGTGTCGCCGAAGTGATCGTCAGCATGGACGCGGCCGCCTCCGTATCGATCGCAGGGTTCGCGACAGCGCCGGCGTCGATGAACGGCAACGCGTCAGCGGCCAGCGTCCCGGCAACGTCCGCGACCGCCGCGGCGTCGATGGACGGCGCGGCGTCTGTGACCACGGTTGTGCAGCACGCGTTCCCGAGCCGGGTCGTGAAGCTGAGTCCGAACTTCCCCTACCCGCAGAACACGTGGACGCGGGTCACCGGATGGGAGCTCGCGGCGGGTTCGCTCGGACAGGCCGGGACGAACGGCCTCGTCGTCACAGGCAGCGGCACGGTCGACGTCTCTGTCTCGTTGCAGATCATCAGCACCTCAACCCTGTCGCGGTCGGTGCGCGTGACTCTCAACGATGTCGCGCTCGGTGACAACGTCGAGTTCCCTGGCTCGACCACGGTCCTGACCCGCACCGTCAACGCTGTCGCGGTCAATCCAGGCGACGTCCTCTCAGTGTGGATCCTGACCTCGACGAGCCTCTCGTCGCAGCGCTACGTGATGCCCGGAGCGGACACCTTCATCAACATCGCCGAACCATGACGAAGCCCCCACCCTTCCGAGGGTGGGGGCCTTTCGTCGTTTCGGGAACCAGCCGCACGTTCGCCGCGTCCAAACGGGCATGAACGAAGAGCTCTGGGATATCGCACTGTGGCAGGCCGAAATCGACCAGCACTACCTCGACCAAGGGCTAGACCTGCCCTGAGTGAGGCCGCTTGGAGGGTCCAATCAACCCGGCAGGCAACTGTAGATCGATAGGCGCGTAAAGGCTTCCATCCAACTGAGATCGCGAATCGTCCAATTCTGCAATGAGATCACTAGGCCGGCGATCACCATCGGGCCATACACGGGTGCGATTGCCCACGACTTGATGTCGGACCAGTCAGGCCAGTAGTTCTTACGTACACCGGGCGCCGGTGCGGCCAGCGTCGGGTTCATCGAGAAGCTTGGTATCCCACCTCCGTGGGCCACCTTGTCGTAGAGGCGCCGGAACTCTCGCTCCTGCTTGAGGTAGTTGGCGTCGAGCAGGCCGAAGATCACGATCGCGCCAACACCGAGGAGCGCTATGGCGGGAGCATCTTTGGCTATGGCGAACCCGTAGGCGGCTGTGACGATCGGCAAGAGCCATGTCTTGGCAGACGACGACGACTGTGACATCCGGGTGATGACCGCTTGAATGAAAGACAGGTGCTGGCGTCGGTCCTCGGGAGTCACGTCAGCCGTCGGCGCATTGCCTAAACCGCACCGAATTGCCGCTGCGGTCCGGTCGAGAGCGCTTTCATTAGAGGGCTGTTTCGGAGGCCAGAGTTCCGGCATCCGATCCCCGCCAAACCGTGGTACCACGTGGACGTGGACGTGAGGGACGGTCTGCGTAGCTGCCTGTCCGTTCGACTGGATGATATTGAGCCCGTCGGGGTCCACAGCCGTTCGGATCGCGTGCGCCACCTTCAGTGTTGCCGCAGAAAGTGCCGCCCCTTCGGATTCCCGAAGCCCCCAAACATCCGAGACGTGGCGACGCGGGACAACCAGCGTGTGACCTCGCGTCGCAGGTTCAAGCGGGAAGAATGCGACCACGTCGTCGTCCCGATAGACGACACGCGCGGCCGCATCCTCACCCGCCACGATCGTGCAGAAGCCACACAGAGGGTCGATCTCAGGCACTAAAGGATCCTCACAGCGCCTAGGCTCGACCAGCCCTCAAGTTGCCGGGAGAGCTCTCCATAAGTCGCCTTGGTATCGATTCTCGAGAATGCGTCCCGCTTTGTTGGGTCGAAGATGGGGACCGAACTACGACGGAGGCCAGCCGCCTCGAACGGATCCGCGCCAGCCTTGTCGACCGGGTCATTCATGGAAGCCAAGCCGTGGATACGAATACCCAGGAGCGGCTTCTTGTCTCGCCACGCCTTGTTGATCTCGTAGTGCACCCATTCGCGTGACGCTGTCTCTTGCCCGATCAGGACGATGACAGCCTTTTTGCGGCTCATCTCCGAATGAATCCAGGTCTCGATCGCCTTATCCCCTCGCCCCTTCTTCTCTTCCCACTGCTGGGGCTTGAGGAGGGGCTGCCCTTCAAGGGCGTTGATATGTCGAACCAACTGGACGCGATGGACGTCGCGGTCGTGATGGAAGCTGTAGAAGACGCTCTTAGGCACAGGAACCCCCTGGTCGATTGAGCGGGATGAGACCCCGCAGCTAGAACAGGCTACTAGGTCTCGTATGTCCGCTTCATCAATTTCGGCCACGGATGCGCGCCTCACCGTGGCGTACGGCCGGCGGGCGGTTGGAACCGTTACATAAAGCCGCCGCGATCTACGCCTCGACGAAGCGGTGGCCGAACTCGACTCCAGGGAGCGCGCACAGCTCCTCGGCCGACGCGAAGGGCGACGAGGCGGCCAGGCGCAGCGCAGCGCCTGCGTAGTTCGCGACCACCGTGAATGTGTCGTCCGACTGGTAGGTCGCGTGCAGACTCATGCCGCCGGCCGCATTGACATCGAAAACCATGTAGCGGCCGAATCCATCGACGAAGCGTGCGACTCGAATGACGCCCTCGCCGTTGCCGCGGTCCTTGGGCGAATCGACATGCTCGACTCTCCATCCGAGCGGCAGCAACTCGCTGAACGGGTAGTTGTTCACGAAGTCGTGCGCTCCGAACGCTTCCATCATGGCCTCCCGAATGTGTGGCCGGGCGCCCCTTCCAAAAGGGGGGACGGATGGGGCGCCCGGTGGGGTTGCCGTGCGCTTCCCTCGCTCGGCAACCATGTGGAGCGTAGCACCAGAATCGAACGTGTGTGCGAAAATGGGTGGGTGCCGAGCTACGAACGTGCACCCAAGCAGTGCCCGAACGGGCACCCGCTCGGGCCGGGTTGCGTGCTCGTCGGATGGTTCGCCTGCAGCTGCACGGAACGCGGCGGCCATCGCACCTACGACTGCCGCCAATGCGGTGCCGTCATCTACCGCCCACCCCACTGGGGGCGGCGAGACTACGGCGACCGTTGGCGGCGGAAGCGTGAGCGATAGGGTTCAGTCGAGTTCTTCGAGAGGTAGCAGCATCATGCAGGTCGGCGACCGCGTCCGAATTCGTCCCGGCGGCGCAACGGTTTTCACTGTCACCGAAGGCCCCGACGAATATGGGCGCCTCACAATCGAACCAGTCGGCGACGCACCCGGCGCCTACCCGTTCCCGATGAAGCCCGACGACCTCATCCCCGAGTAGAAGCCGGCGCCCCGCCTACGGTCGGAACTCGCCGTACACGCCCGACGGGTCGCCGCCGAGGTAGGCGGTGTTCTGGTCGTCGGCGCGGGCCGCGATTGCGGCGACACGATCCCGCTCGGCCTGGACCGTACGGATCCGCCGCCGGGCCAACCCGCCGGCGGCCGCGAGACCGACGATCGCCCACAACGCGGCGGCCATGTAGGTCGTGTTGTTGATGCAGCCGATTGCCCCCATGACACCCAGGACGACAAGCGACCAGAGCGCGATCGAGACGATTGTTCGACTCATGATCTACCTCCGCGTGTTGAGGGACGGCCCGCAACGCCGGGCCGGGCACGCTGCCATTCGGTGACACTCTCGGCGTCCCACAGGGGCGTCCGAGCGTCGAGCTCGCCGATGGGCTCGGGCGCCTGACTCGCCTCGCTGCGAGCGACGTATCCCCGCCAGGCCGCACGGGTGACGCCCGCGTGTTCCGCGCACTCGGCCGCCGTCCAGAGGCGGCGGCCGGTGTCCTCGTCGATGATGATCGGCTTCATCGGTGGGCGTCGATTGATCGGGCGCGGACGATCATCGCGATGTTGATGATGAGCAGCAGGGCGGGGAAGATCCACGCCCATGCCGGTACGTCGGTGAGGTAGAAGACGACCGCGATTGCTGCGACGATCCCCAGGCCCGCCGTGTACTTGTTCATGGTGACCTCCTTCGATGTCGGGGTTACGCTGGTTTTCCCCCCAGGGTTCCCCCTGGCTGTTACGAGCAGCCAGGGGGTCCTGGGGGCTATTCGCCCTCCGGGTCTTCCGTCTCTTCTCGCTTCCGGAGCGGGTAGTCGATCAGGTGTTCTCTGATCTTCAACCCGGTCTGGATGCCTCCGAAGATGGCGACCAGGAGGGCGATCCAGGTGGGCGGGCTCATCTTGTTTCCTTTCCGGGAAGGTATCTCCTTCCCTCTTGCGTCTTCTATATTACAGCGCCAGCGCTGTTATTGCAACCCTAGCGCGACAATTCGTTGCAGTCGTTCCAGAAATGACGAACGCCCCGAGAGTCACTCGGGGCGTTCGGTGGCTCGCTTCCCCCGAGCCACATCGCGCAAACCTACGCGCGGGGTCCGACACTCAGCCGCGCGTCAGGTTCACCACACAGGTATCCACGGCCTGAACTCGCTCGTCGGACGGCATGATCTTGAGCGTGTCGCTCGACTTCGGCCACTCGGTAGCCGATCGGGCGCCGCCCGTCGACGCGGTCGGCATCAGCCCCTGAAGAACCCACACATCCGATCGGCTTTCGAACTTCCCGTCCGGGCGGACGAGCGAGGCGCTGTAGAACACGAGGTCCCCGTCCACGATCGTCTGCGCATTCTCGAGTGTCAGCGCCTTGTCCTTCAGTCCGTTCTCGACCGCAAGGGTGTACTGCTCTTCAGCGGCCGCGCATCGCGGATCTGATGTGCGCGCTGGGGCTGCGGCGGCGGGTGCAGAACTCGTTGCGTCGGCGGTCGCGGGTGCCGAAGCGGTCGAGGTCGGTGTCGAGTCATCCTTGTCGCCGTCTGTGCTCGAGCACGCCCCGAGCGCGAGCACCGTGGCGGCGGCCGCGATGGCGGTAATCGTCTTCTTCATGCGTCGGATCATGCCAGCGCACCAACCGGTCGGTTGCATCACCCGCCTACCGCGGCGAGGGCTGGTGTCGCGTCGGCTGCGTCGCCTTCCTTGCGCCACCGTCGCACTGACGCTTCCGATGTGCCGACGCGTGCGGCGACGGCGCGTTGCGACATCTTCGTCGTCGCGAGGAGGCGGAGCGCTTCGGCCTTCATCTCGTCGCGCGTCATGGGCGCCGGCGCTTCGCCTGCCGCGGGCACGTCGAACAGTGCGTCGCGCACCAGTGCCGGCTGCGCCGCTGTGCGTCGAGGCTGGTCGGCGGCAACTGTTGCGTGCGAGGAAACAGCTGCAACGGTGACGGAAGTCCCGGTCTCCACGGCAGGGGCTTCCTGCGTCGCGTCGACTGCGTCGCGTCGCAACTGTACGGCGAGGTGTGGCGCGACGAGGAGGCACAGCGGCGGGACGACTGCGACGGCCGCGCCCGCCCACCCCGGAAGCGGGCCCGCGGGGAGGAGGTGTGCCGCGGCGCCCGCGACGATCGACACGGCGGTCGCGGCCGCGAGTAGCGACCAGGCGTAGACGCGCGACGCACGTAGTCGCATCACCGCGGCGGTCGCGACGACGGCGAGGCCGTCGACGACGAGCGGCCACACGTGTGCCATGACGGGTCCGTATCCGGCGCGGCCGGCCAGCGCGGCGAGGTTCGAGTAGGACAGCGCGAACGCGAGGACGGCGATGCCGTAGGTCGCTGCGGCGGGTAGGTGGCGGGTCATCGCTGGATTCCGTTCCGGTAGCCGAGCTCGTGGGCGGTGGCGTAGTCGAACGTGCAGTGCTCGATCAGGACGTCGATGAGTCCGTCGACGGCGGCGTACTCGGGTGAGGTGCGCGGGTAGCGCTCGCGGTAGGCGACCGCGGTCTGCAGGTGACTCATGCGGCGGCCGCCGTCCGGCAGGCGCAGCGGCGGATCGGGCGGCCGTCGGCAGGGTCTTCGATCCAGCCTTCGACGCACTCGCCGCACGAGGGCCGCGGAGCTTGGACTCGACGCGGGAGCGGGAGCGCGGACCAGGCGCCGATCCAGCCCTGCGCGTACCGGGTCGGGTTGTGAGGCTGGTGCGCCGACACCGCAGCGGAGACGAGTGCGGGCACGCCGTGGGTCGCGAGCAGCCGCGTGATGTCGTCGACGTCGGCCGCCTTCAGCGCATCCCAGCGGGCGGCCAGACCCTTGTCACGGCAGGCGGCCGCGAGTGCGTCGAGTCGACCTTCAGCGTGAGCGGATACCACCACCCCCGTCCGTCGCGGTGCGCGGTGCGTCGGCGACGCTGCGGCCGTGCCGGTGTGGTGGTTGGTTTCAGTCCTTCGTGATGAGTCCTTTGGTGTAGCGACGGGCTCGCCGCTGTCGGACTGACCGTGGGTCGCTTTCTCAGGCCCCGGACCGGCAGACGTATCGACGGGTTCCTCGAAGATCGTCTGCAGTGTGTGCCAGCGGCCTCGGTCGTCCTGGATCTTCTGGCGGACGAGGTAGCCGAGCGACTCGAGCTCGCGCATCGCGGTCCGGATGGCGTCGCGGCCCTCGGTCGGAGATTGGCCGGCGATCGACTCGGAACGGGTCCGCCAGTCGGCTGGCTTGGAGAGGAGCCACATCAGGACACCGCGAGCGCGGAAGCTCAAGCGGCTGTCGTTGAGGACGGCATTCGAGAGGATGGTGAAGTGGTCAGCGCGGCGCGGGCCTCGCCGAATCCCACCCAAGGCATGGGTATGCTCGGACAC